GCAGTGCCGTGGTATCGCGCTGACCCGACCGCTGGTGGCAAAGACGCAAGTAAGGGCTACCGTGTAACTGCGACCAACGTTGCAGCAGACCCTGCGTTCGAAGAGCGTCTGTTTAAACACCTCGACAAAGAAATCCCCGGCATCGGCTTCACCCGTGTCGGTGACTCGTTCGACTTCATCAACTTCAGAGATACGGACACTGGCAAACCGTACATGATGTCAGACTCGCAGTATCTTGGTAAACTGCAAAAGGCACTGGAGTCATTCGATAAGAAGATTGATTTTGATGTTGAGCCGTTCCGCGCAAAGTCGGGATGGATTTCCAACGACTGGACGGAGAACACAAATGGGCAAGGTTACCTTGAAAGATTTAGCCCCGACGAACTCGCTGATTTACGACGGTTCATTGACGGTTGGAGCGCGGATTACGACCGGATCGCCGACCAATTCGGAAAAGAATACGGATGGTCTGATCCTCGAAAGTTTAGCCTTCGACCCAGCACAGAAGGCAATGGAATCAGTCTCGGGACAAAACAGCCCGGATCAATAACTGTCGATGCCGTTCACTACGGCAAAGAGAAGGTTCCTGAACTCAGCGGTCGGATGTACGGTAGCGGCATCCGAGGCGCAGAGGCCAAGCGTCTTGCAGACGCATTCGACCCGCGCATCAAGAACCGGGTCTACTTCTACATCCCTCGTGAAAATGGCGTGATGCCTATCCCCGAAGCGGGACTGGGTGGTCACGTCTACATCCAGCGTTTCAACAACGTCCTTGGCCCCGGCCCAGAGATGAGCCGCATCAGCCGTGAGGCGTTCGGTGACTCCAACAACTTTGAGTCCGGCGTGATCGATGCTGGGTATGACGGCTACGCCATCCCAAGCATGGGCATGATGGTGATCCTCAACAACGATGTGCCCGTCGAGTACCGTGGCACTCGTGATGAGGTGCGTCAGAAACCTGCCGATCAGACTGTGCAGATCGGTGATCGTCGCTACGCGCTGCGTCAGACCGACACCAAAGAATTTAAACAGTGGTTCGGCAAGTCCAAGATCGTCGCTGAGAAAGACACCGGTATGTTGTCCGGCGAGGATGTCATGGATTTCATGGGCATCCCCGCCAGCAAGCAGAGTGATTACTGGCGCAACCTTACTCAAGAGGGACGCGACAAGTTGATGCGCGACTTCCGTGAGCGTGGCTCTGGTGAACCCAAGGTCATGTATCACGGCACTGCCCGTGACATCACTGAGTTCCGTCCCAAGCAAGCCGATGCCATCTTTGTGACGGACCGTCCTCGCTTTGCCGAGGGCTTTGCTGATATGTCGATGGACTACATCGTCCGAGAGAAATTCAACGAACTACCTGATAACGAGAAAGACAAGGTCATCAAGAGCGCACTGCGTCTTGCAAGACAGAATGGCGTGATCACTCCAGCCGATGCCAAGTTTGCCTACCAGACTGCAATGACTGGCGGCAATTTGAATCGCTATGGCATTGATCCGCAGATCAAAAAGTTTATGGAGCCTTATCTAGAGACTGGCGAGAACATCATGCCGGTCTTTGTGAGGGCAGAGAACCCGTTTGATTTTGAGAACCCAGATCATCTGGACAAGATCGAACCCATCTTCCGCAAGAACGAGAACGGCAGTCTGCCGCGCAACGCAATCGAGAATGGACTGTGGTCCACGATTGAGAAAGAGGGCGTCCAGAAGGCAATCCGAGAGGCTGGCTTTGACGGCTTCTATGTGCTGGAGGGTGGCCTCAAGAACCTCGCGGTGTATGACCCCAACCAGATCAAGTCTGCGGTGGGCAACATCGGCACGTTCTCTCTCGACAGCAAAGACATTCGCTATGCCCTGTCTCTGAATGGCATGAAGCCTGACTCGGCTCTTGTGCCGAACGAAGGCGGCAACGCTAATGGCAACCTTGGCATGATGCCTCCCCGTCTGGGTGGCAAGCCTGTGCGTATGCTGATCGGTACGCATGATGACATCAGCGGCAAAGGGTATGGCGCAAACCACATCCTCAACCGTGTGCTCAATGATCCAAAGCGCATCCCCGGTGGTGCAGAGGAACTGCTTGAGAAGATCGTTCGCACTGCCCAGAACACAGCGCAGAACTACAAGGCCGTCTACAAGGACGGCAACAAGTTCGTGCTGTATGACGGCAAGAACTCGCTCGTGCTCTCGCCTGAGAAGGGCGAGATGTCGATCATCACCATGTTCACGCAAGAGAACCCAGAGCGCCGCTATGGTCGCCCTGAGTGGACTGGTCGCGCACCTGCAATGGCAGAGTTCCTACAGCCGGTTCGTGGTCGTGAGGTGATCGAGCGCGAAGGTCGTGTCGCAGGCAAACCCATTCCTGTTGAAACGAAGCGCGTTTATACCCCCGAACAAATTCGTGACGTTGAAACGCAGCCTGTTGAAACACCACGCAAGACCGGAACCATCACGCTGCCGAAGAACAACTTCAAGTTCTCTCTGCGTGACTCTCTTGGTCAGGACACGGTGGACGCCATTGAGCGCACCACCACCAAGCGTGAAGAGCAGGGTTACGCCCAGCGCATCGGTGAGGCTCTCTCGCCTACTGGCTTTGCCAAGTTCCGTCAGGGATTCATCAACAAGTACGAAGCCATCGAGCGCCTGTCCAAGGATGTGGCGAAGACCTTTGGCTCCAACGAGTTGATTGCTGACACCTCTGCAATTGCCGCAACGCTGTTCTCTGATCGTGCCGCAGGTGTTGCCGCATCGTCCTATCAGAACGGTGTGCCGGTGTTCAAGGATGGCTTCACGACAGTCAGCAACTTGGACGGCAACGTCAAAGGTCTGATTCCGATCCTTGAGCCGCTGATGAAGTACAACGATCCGTTCGTCTTCCAAGCGTTCCAGTTCTACGCCGCCACTCGCCGTGGTAAGCGTTTAACCGCCGAGGGCCGCGAGCAACTCTTCACTGCCGATGACATCAAGAAGGGCAACCTGATTGGTGAGCGTTACCCTGAGTTCCAAACGGTGTTCGATGAATACCAGAAGTACAACAAGGGTCTCGTGGACTTCATGAAGGACACGGGTGTCATCTCCGCGAAGGAAGCGGAACTCTGGACGCAGAACTGGGACTACATCCCCTTCTACCGTCAGATGGAAGGCGAGGAGACTGTCGGACCGAACGTCTTCTCCCCGATTGCTGGTGTTGCCAAGCCCCGCAAACTCAAGGGTGGCGAGGCTCCGCTGGCTGACTTCATGGAGACCATCGTCCGCAACAGCCGTGCCGCCATCGAGGCTGGCATGAAGAACGTTGCGGGGCAGCGCGTCGTGCGAGACATCCTGCGTTTAAACCAAGGCGAGTTTGTGCCTGCTGCGCTGGCTCGTGGTTCGGACATCGTGACGATCAAGGACCAAGGTCAGACCAAGCACTACCGTGTGGATGACCCGCTGTTGGTTGAAGCCCTGAAAGGTTTGAACCTGCCGCAACTGCCGTTCTTGGAAGTGCTTGCCGCACCTTCGAACTTGCTTCGTAACCTCGTCACCAAAGACCCCGGCTTCATGCTGGCGAACTTGATGCGTGACTCGATGCAGGCGTGGGTGACGACCGGGACCAACATCATCCCCATCGTTGATACGTTTAAACAGTACGGTGCTGCGCTCGCAGGCCGTTCCAAGGAAGCGCAGGCTCTGGCGAATGCAGGTCTCTTTGCTGGCTATGACTTTGCCAGCGATGTGAAGTCTTCTGCCCGTGAGGTGGAGGCTGAACTGCGTAAACGCACTGGTCAACGCACCCCCAAGGAAGTGGCGATGTGGCCTCTCACCAAGATGTGGGACGCACTGGAGAAAGCCTCCGGGGCATCGGACGTGGCAACCCGTGCCGAGGTCTACAAGCGCACCCTTGCTGAGACTGGCAACGAGGCAGAGGCTCTCTATCAGGCGATGGAGGTGCTCAACTTCAGCCGTAAGGGCAACTCGGCTCTGATCCGTGTCCTGACCGCTGTGGTCCCCTTCATGAACGCCCGTATCCAAGGTCTGGATGTTCTTTACCGCTCTGGCTTCGGCAAGTCTGCCACGCAGAACAAAGAGCGTATGCAGAAGGCATTCATCACCCGATCCCTCACATTGATGGGTCTGTCGTGGATGTACTGGATGCTGGCTTCGGACACCGAGGAATACGAGACCGCCGAGCAGGAAGTGCGCGACAACTACTGGATCATCGGCAACGTCCGCATCCCGATCCCGTTTGAAATCGGCACGGTGTTTAAAGTATTCCCAGAGCGCATCTTGGAATACTTCATGGGCGAGGACACTGGCAAGGACTTGAAAGATTCCATCGTCCGCAATATCACCTCGACCTTGGCGTTCAACCCGATCCCGCAAGCGTTCCTGCCTGTGCTTGAAAACGTGGCGAACTACTCCTTCTTTACGGGCCAGCCGATCATCGGCAAGGGTCTGGAGGATGTGGCTCCCAAGTATCAAGTCTCGTCGGGTACGTCGATGCTGGCCCAGCAGATTGGTGAAGCCACCAACTCTTCGCCGGTCAAGATCGACAACCTGATCCGTGGCTACACGGGTACGCTGGGAACCTACGCAGTGATGGCACTGGATTCGATCATGCGTGGTGAGGGTGACCCCACCAAGGCCACCATGAAGGCAGAGCAGATGCCTGTCATCAAGCGGTTCTTCGCGTCCGATGAGTCCACTGGCACGGTGACGGCTTACTACGAAATGAAGAAGGCGGTGGATGAATCAACTCGCACCATCAACTTCCTTGAGCGCACAGGCAACGCCGATGACTTGAGAGCGTACATGGAAGACAAGGGGGCCAAGATGCAAGCGGTCAAGCCTTTGATCCAAACGCTGGACAAGGACATGACGATGCTTCGTGAGTTCCGTAGAATGGTTCAGATGTCCAACATGGACGCTGACACCAAGAGAGAGACGCTGGACAACATCCGCAGTGCGGAGGTGGCGATGACCCGCCGTATCCAGTTCGTGAAGAAGTCGCTGGATTAAGTTGAGTTCTTGCCGTTGATCATGGAGGCTGATCGGCGCTCATGGCAGTAAATGCACTGAGCACCGATTCGCTTGCCATGAACATCAACCTTCGGTCTCATCATCTCTGCGGGGAATGACCTGCCGCATTTGAAGCAGAACTTCGACACGCTGTTTGGTTTGCTCAAAGAGTTCCCATTCTGTTCCATACCTTCTTTCAAACTCCCTCTTCCACGGATGGCGAGAAACGGCAACATCATTTCTGATCCCCAGCCGGTGGTGACTGGGGCACAGAGGGATGGTGTGGAAGTCATCGACCCTGCGGTTGTTGCGATGGATGTGATGGATGTCCGGTTCGCTGCGGATGTTCATCTCGTTTAAACAGACGATGCATCCCAAGTCCTGCAAAGCCTGAAACCATTGCTCTCGTTTCGTCGCCATATCAATCAAATTTTCTCAGGTTTTCCAGATACAGGACGTGGTGGTTCACGTTCTCTCTGGGTGATGGTTCAAGGTTGTCTTCCCTGAAGATGTCCTGCGGTGCAAACCAGCCGAGGATGTCCACGGTCCTGAAGTTCACATAGCAGTAGACGTAGCGATCAATGCCATGCTGCGCCTTCCAGTCAGGGATGTAAACGCGATCACGTCCGGGCTTGGTGCTTTTGACATCCACCCTGCGACCTTTGATCACGCAGTCCACGCCTCCGGCCCTTGGCTCAAACGACAGGTCCGGGTAGACGTTGAAATACTTGCACACTGCGATCTCCGCGACCAGCCCGTCCAGTCCGATCTGAAATCCATCGTCCCGCCCCATCTGCCTGTCGTTGACGCCGAAGTCCCGGTTGACGAAGTCCCGCACTGAACTGAGGTAGACCGCAGTGGCGTACTCGCTGGGCTTTAAAACAATCTCCATGTTTAAACATTCAGGTGAGAGACGGCCTGACGACAGAACTCCGGCGAATACTTGGCGTAGACACGCTCGGTAATCGCGGTGCTTCTGTGGCCCAGCAATCGGGAGATTTGGGGCATGGGCACGTTCTTCTGAGCCAGTTGGGTAGCGACCGTGTGACGCAGGATGTGGGGCGTGATGTCCAGCCCGGTCTGCAACATGAGTCTTGCCCAGATGGCACGGAAATCCCGCACCCGCTTTTGGTGGTGGTGGATGACATACATATGGTCCCGTGGCAGGGCCAAGAGCAGGTCTCTGAGCGCGTCAGACATGGGAACAATACCTCGGCCCTTCCTGCGGTGAGAAAGCGGCGCAGAGGCGTCATTGAAGTCCACCAGCCCAGTCTGGAAATCCACCTGATGCCAGCGCAGGGAGAGGATGGCCTCCTTCCGCTGACCGGTCATCAAAGCGATACGGATGAACGTGTGAACGTGGGGGTAGGGCTTTGCCGCATCCAGAAGCGCCTTCACTTGGGCATCGGTCAAGAACTGGGACCGGGGCGGGGGGGAGGGGAGTCGGGGGATGGAGGGCAAGAAGTCTATGTCACCACGTTTAAACGACCACCTCAGTGCAGCCTGTAGCACCGACAGTTCCCGGTTGATGGTTCCTGCCGATGCGCCTCGCTTGTTGATGAACCCCTCGATGTGTTTGGACACGTTGCGTGGGGAGCATGAGTACAGCGGGGAGAGGTTGGCAATCGCAATCATCCCCCGCTTGTGCGTGATGGTCTTCTCCAGATGCTGACCGTACCGCTCAAGAATGGCCTTGATCATGCGCGACTCTCTTTAATCCCTGTGACCATATGGTTCTATTTCTTCAAGCGGTGTTTGCTCAAAACACCCTAATGGATTTAAATCACAAATGGGATACGAAAAACATCCAACGTGGTTGAACTTTTTTTTCCTTGGCTTTTTTGTTTGAGTCTTGCTTGTCTGATTATTGTTCTTGTCTTCTTTTGAGTTTTCCATAACTGCCTCCTTTAAGTTAGTGTCTCTGCTCGACCTTGATGCTGACCATGTCAGCGATCATGGCGTGGAACAAAGTCTCCAGACCCTTCTTCACATCCGGTGTCTTCACGTCATCAATGCTGTCTGCCAGTCGAAAGATGACGGCGAACTTAGCCTCAATGGGTAAGTTGCCTATCTCAGTCTTCACATCTGTTTCTTGCATCACGTCTCTCCAGTTTGTTGTGATCATTGGTTGCCTCCGGGGTGTTTAACTCAATCAACTTATCAAGGTAGTGCCGAGCCTTCTTCAGGTCATCGACACCACCTTTGTCTTTCCAGCGACTGACGTACTTGACGATGTTGCCTTCAAAGTACCCAAGGTTGTTGGCGGCTATGTAGTCCCACGGCTGTATGGACTTGCCCTTGTAGTGGGAGCCGCCTACCTGTACATCATTCGCCGTCATCAGCAGCCTCCGGCATCTCGCGTGTACGTTTAAACTTATCGATCTCATCGCACACCAGTTGACCGAAAGACTTGCCAGACGGGAAGCGCATCTGCGCCCCCTTGGTCTTTTGTGCGATCTCCATTGCGGCATTCAGGCCATCGTCATAGCCTTGGTTGTAGGGGTTGTCCTCTCCAGCCAACCGCATTCGAATCCCCTCACGCGCTACATGGGACACCGGCTTCTTGCCGGACTTGGCGAACTTCTTCAAGTCAGCCAATTCCGCTGGTGGCA